GAGGAGACTGAATAATGGCAACTGGACTTTATGCGAATATCCATAAAAAACAGGAACGGATAAAAAAAGAAAAAGCCGAAGGTAAGCCTGTTGAAAAAATGAGAAAGCCAGGCTCAAAGGGTGCGCCTACAGAAGAAGCATTCCGACAATCTGCTAAAACGGCTAAAAAATGAGAAAAGCAGATAAGCCAATCGAGCACAAAACGGTTGGTAAGGGTAAGACCTACAACCCTACCAAAGAGGGCGCAGGCATGACTGCTAAAGGCCGTGCCGAATACAATGCCAAAAACGGCAGTCACCTCAAACCACCAGCTCCCAACCCGAAAACAGAAAAAGACAAAGGGCGCAAGGCCAGTTTCTGTGCGCGTATGGAAGGCGTAGTAAAAAATGCCAAAGGTCCAGCAGAACGGGCTAAAGCATCACTCAAGAATTGGAACTGTTAATGCCACTCATCAAATCTACAAAAAAAGAAGCATTCAAAAAGAATATTGAGACTGAAGTAAAGGCAGGCAAACCTGTCAAACAGGCTGTTGCGATTGCTTACAGCGAAAAACGTGAGGCTCAAAAAGCCAAGGCCAAGAAAAAGTGAAGGTACAACAAGTAAGGGTAGACCAGCTCATACCCTACATCAACAACAGTCGAACGCACTCTGATGCTCAGGTTGCCCAAATAGCATCAAGTATTAGGGAGTTTGGCTGGACAAATCCAATCCTAGTAGACGGTGAGAACGGCATCATTGCAGGCCACGGCAGGCTCAAAGCGGCAAGGATGTTGGAGCTGGATAAAGTACCAGTAATTGAGCTATCTCACCTAACAGACGCGCAGAAAAAGGCTTACGTCATCGCTGACAACAAACTTGCAATGAATGCGGGTTGGGACATGGAATTGCTCAAGTTGGAAATCAGCGAGTTGAAGGACATGGACTTCGACACCGACATATTAGGGTTTGATCCTAGTGAGCTGAAATTTGATGACATTGATTATTCCGTACTGGATGACGATGATATAGACAAACAGCTGAGCGATATGGCACAAGGTGTTAGAAAAGCCATACAAATCGAGTTTGAACCCGATCATTACGATGAGGCCGTGGAGCTGGTAAAGTACTGGCGAGATCAGCAGGCTTATGTTGGCTACATGATTATGGATTTCCTGAGAAAAGAAAAAGACAAAGTGTGAAGTGTTTTTATCTTGTTGGCTATCATGGTTGCGGTAAGACAACTCAGGCCAACAGGCTGGAATCGAAACACCCTCAATTTAATTACATTGGTGGAAAAAGCGGATTAGATGCTATCCGTAGTGTTCACCAGCTGTTAAGCGAAGTGATGAAAAGCAAACAGGATATGTTTATCCACGGCTGTATTTTCCAAACTGAACCGACATTAGACCGATTAGCACGCCTAACAGACCTCAATATCATTGTGATGCGTACATTGCCTAAGACTGTAGAGGAAAGAACGCTGAAAAGGGGCGCAACCAGCTACAACCTACAGAAATTCACAACACATTATTCCTACATTAAGAAATTGCCTGCTTGGACAAAGAAATACAAATTTAATCTCTACATTGTCGACAATAACAAAAGTGAAGATGAAGTGTTCAGGGAAATAGAGAAAATATGTGTGCCATCATTGGTTTCATAAGTACAAACCCTAGTGACGAGGCAATACAAACGCTAAAAAAGTTGTTTGTTGAGTCCAAAATCAGGGGCAAACACGCATATGGCTTTACAACAGGCGATGTAACAGTCAAAGAACATTCACTCAAATCTTTACTGGACGGTATAGGCAAGCCCAACGTGCTCATAGGACATTGTCGGTACTCTACCAGCGGGGATTATAAGGATCATGCCAATAATCAACCACTCAGATACAAAGATGAGCATATGGTGTTCAACGGCACAATTGACATGAGAACAAAAGCTGAAATGGAACGTGATTACAACATTGTAATGAACAGCGACAATGATGGCGAAATCATGCTTCAGTCTATTGCGAGACAAGAGCTGTTGAAGGCCAATATAACTTTTGCGGGATTGTTTATAGAACAAAAAACGGTTTTTGCACTCCGCAACAAAGATCGGCCTGCGTACTGGGCAGAGAAACACGATGCAATTTACATAGGCTCAACAGCTGACATCATGAAACGCTGTCTACTGCGACCACATGAGCTACAACCCTACGAATTGTATCGATGGACGGCCTAAATGAATACCTAAGTTATCATAAACAATCCTCAATCGCAGGAGACATAGACCCGCAAAACGATTGTTTGCTGTATGTAGCTAACAGGTTTGAGCTGAACACGGAACAACGGTACTGGTTAGCATTCTTATTTGGCACTTGTTATTGTGCGCCTACGGTCTACTACATTTACAACGAATTCCCTGATTACAGCACGGTTGACGTTAACAGGTTAAAAAAATGGTGGGATCAAAATAAAAGCAAACTTGTATTCCAGACCGACAGGCAACGGGTCAGGAGCAACGACCAGTTTGTCGATTCCTTTATTTCATACCGAAATATTGTGGGGAAAACGCAAGAGAACTTGTTTAGTGCGTTTAAAACCAAAGACCCCACCCGAACGTACAGCAATGCCCTCAAAGTCATGTCTGACGTGTTTTCCTTTGGGCGGTTCACCATGTTCATTTATTTGGAAATGGTTTCAGTTTTAACGGATTGCAAAATGAAACCCGATGATTTGGACTTGAAGAACGCTGAAAGCTGTCGCAACGGCCTGGCCTTGGCCTTGGACAGAAAAGACTTGTTCACACACTTCAACGATAAAAAACTAACACCAAAGGATTATTTCGATCTTGAATCAGGGCTAACACATATAAGCAATGAAGTAGAAAAAATGAACATCAATCACAAAAGTATGTTCGCAATCGAAACAACCTTATGTGCGTACAAGAAAGCAAAACTGGGTAAACGCTACATAGGCTATTACATAGACCGTAACAGGGAAGAAATAGAAAAGATGAGCAAAAACATTCCTAATGGCGTGGATTGGTCAGTATTGTGGGATTTCCGTAAGACAGCTTATAATGCAAAGTATCTGAAGGAACTGAAATGAAACGTGTTGACCTAATACAAGTTGAGCACAACGTCAAAATAGGAGACAAGTGCGGGGACATAGACCCTAACATCACAGAAGACAGCATTTTCTACTATGACAATCAACCCGTGGGTTTTTACATCAAGGAAGTAACAGGCAAGCTCCGACAGCTGGTAGACGTTGCTAATGCGGAGTTATTAAGCGACAGAGTCCCAAAGACAGAAATGAGACGGTCTAGCGGTATGGCAAACCCAGCGAACGAAGTAAACCAGTACAGCACAATCATAGGCTCATGTCCTCCAAAACCGCACATGAAACGACCTTACCCGATGATTAGCGGTGTTCACAACGTCAAGACGGCACAAACATTCATCAAAGCAATGCTATTGGCCTGTAAGGAATCAGAAGAACTGATAAGGGAAATAACACCAAGTATCTACGATGCTCAATTAACGGTGATAGAAGAAAAAGTACCACCAAAGTTTAGATTTGGGAGGTTATTCACATCGAGCATTAGCAACTTCAACATACCAGCTCCATTTCATCGGGATGCGGGAAACCTAGAGGGTTGCGTCAATGTCATCATTGCTAAAAAACATAACGCAAAAGGCGGTAACACAACCGTACCAGACTACAACGCAACGGTTGACAGCAGAGATAATTCAATGTTAGTCTATCCCGCATGGAGGAATGTACACGGTGTTACGCCTATAATCCCGCTTACAGGAGATGGATACAGAAACAGTCTAGTGTTCTATCCCCTAAAAGCATTCAATAGCTATTGGTAAACTAATACTTATAGTTTAATTATTTACCCTTTATAAAAATGTTAGAACACGAACCAACTAAAAACGATAGAAAAACAGCACAAAATGCGGCTGGTTTAGGGTTGCCTCACGAACAGATTGCGGCCTTGATCGGTATTACAGACAAGACGCTGAGAAAGCACTATCCAAAAGAACTAGCATTAGGAAAAGCTCAAGCAAGCGCACACGTTGCTAAGTCATTGTTTAACAAAGCTACCAATGGTGATACAACAGCAATGATATGGTGGACAAAGGCGCAGATGGGTTGGGGTGAGACCAACAAGACCGTTCTACAGAATCCTGACGGTACAAATGTAGAGGGTTTCCGCATCATCTTCAAAGACGGTAATGAACTTAGCTGATATTGAATTCCCTAGTAAGCTGAATTGCCTGTTCAAAAAGGCGCGATACAAAATACTCTATGGTGGTCGTGGCGGGGCAAAAAGCTGGGGTGTAGCGAGATGTTTGTTGCTGTTAGGAACTAGAAAACCGATCAGAATATTGTGCGCAAGGGAGTTTCAGACCTCTATCAGGGATTCAGTACACAAGCTGTTGAGCGACCAAATCATAGGGTTAAACCTAACAGAGTTTTACGAAATAACCGACAGAACGATTAGAGGGCGTAATGGTACAGAGTTTAACTTTGTCGGCCTGAAGAACAATGTTGCTAATGTAAAAAGTTATGAAGGTGTAGATATTTGTTGGGTTGAGGAGGGACAAAGTGTCTCAGCAAGGAGTTGGGATACCCTTATTCCTACGGTGCGTAAAGAAGAATCCGAAATATGGATCACATTCAATCCCGAACTGGCTACAGATGAGACTTATGTTAGGTTTGTACAAAACCCGCCTAATAATGCCATTGTGCAAAAGATCAACTGGTCTGATAACCCGTGGTTTCCTGA